AGACCTTCAGCCTTCAGCGCGCCGCGTTCGTTGCCCGCAGAGAATTGCTCACAGAAGTGGAGTTGCGCGAGCGCGGCGCAGTCGAGGGCTGGGACGAGGAATGGATCGAGGCCGCCTCGCAGCACAAGGGCCAGCTCAAGCGCATCTCGCTCAACATCCACCGCACCGATCAGTTCCTCTACGAACAGCTCCGCGACATGTGCGAAATATGGCATGTCTACCGCAAGGAGAACGACCCCAAGACCAACGCCATCCGCGTCACACGCTCCGTGGTCAGCTACCATGTCACCGACAAGGTCGCCGTGCATGAGTTGCTGCCCTACGCGCACGGCCAATATCCTTTCATTGAACTCCCCCGCGAGCGCGCCACCCGCCCTCTGCTAGAGAGCCGTGGCATCCCCGAGCTGGTGCAGACCGCACAGGAAGAAATCAAGATCCAGCGCGACTTCCGCTCCGACCGCGCCAGCATCAGCATCCTCCCGCCCGTCAAGGTGCCGGCCAACCGGGGCAAGTTTGATCTCGTCCTCGGCCCCGGCATGCAGATCCCCGAACGCCGCCCCGGCGAGATCGAGTGGATGAATCCCCCTCGCCCCGACATGGGCAGCATCGAGGTGGAGGCCGCCACCCGTGCTGACGTGGACATCGACTCTTGGCTCATCGACATGAAGCTCTGCATCGCGCAGACCATGGCGCTGGCGCAACAGTATATGACTCCCGAGGAGGTCGCGCGCATCACCGGCAATGCCCAGTTGGCATTCAACGCAAGCCCGCAAGACATCCGTGGGCGATTCGACATTACCGCTGAGTTTGACGCGCGCCTCCTCGACAACGAAGCCCTCGGCGCAAAGCTCGACTACCTCGCCAAAGTGCTCGTCCCGCTCGACAGCTTCGGCGTTATAGATCGCGCTGGTTTGGTCAAATACATGTTCCAAGCCGTAGACCCGAATCTCGCTGGCCTCTTGGTGCAAGACATCGGCGCCGCCACCGCCGCCGAACAAGAAGACGAACAAACCGCCTTCGCCAAAATCGCCGCAGGCACCGAGCCTCCATTGAAAGAAGGCGGCCAAAACGCGCAAGTAAGACTGCAAACCTTGCAGCAAATCATTCAGAGCAACCCCGCCGTCCAGCAGCGCTACCAACAGGACGAAATCTTCCGCAAGATGATCGACGCCCGCGCACAGGCTTTCCAGTTCCAGTTGCAGCAACAGCAAAACGCCGTCATCGGCCGCACCGGCGCCCAACCCGCGCTGCAAAAGATGGCGCAAGAGCAACAGCTCGGCATGCCCGCCGCTCCTTCCGCTTAATGCCACTGCTGCCAACTGCCAACTGACCACTGCCAACTTCCCCATCCCATGCACCCGAACATTAACGTCCGCAACGTCGCCGGTCTCAACATCCCGCAGCACGACAGCATCACCTGCGCGTATTACTCCGGCACCAACAATTTGCAGACCGTTACATTCCGCGAGGGAGGCGGCAGCGGACAGGTAGTGGCCACGATCAACTTCACCTACACGCCGACCAACCCGCCGACCACCAACGACGCGGACATCGCCACCGTCACCCGCTCTTAAATCTCCAATTTCTAATTTGTAATGGGACTAAAGTTCAATCCGCTGACATGCAACTTCGACCTCACCGGCTCCGGTGGAGGTGGCGGCGGCTCTGCCTTCTTCGCAGGCGAAGTGGCAACCTATGCGGACCTCCCGCTCGACGGCACCGCCGCGCTCAACAGCCGCTGGCTGGTGCGCACAAACTCGGGAACATGGCCCTTCAGCTCCTACAAACAGAGCGGCATCTATATTCGCACGGCTACTGTCGGCTCCAGCCGCGACAACGATTACAAGCTCACTGATACCAGTTTCCACGATGTCATGTCGGACGATGCGTTCTTGATCTTCGACAACACTGATCCGACCAAAGCGGCCAAGTTCGATGTCGGCGCACAAGTCGGCGCAAACCAAACCCGCGTAATCACCGTCCCAAACAAAAACATCACGCTGGACGACGCAGGCGACGCCCGCAACCCGACCTCCCACACCCACGGCAACATCAGCAATTCTGGGGCAGTCGGCTCCGTCAGTGGCCTCCCGCTCAAAACAGGCACCAACGGCGTCATCGAGGCGGGTTCTTTTTCAAACACGGCAGGGAGCTTTTGCGCTGGCGACGATGCGCGGTTGAGTGATGCGAGGACGCCAAGCAGCACCCTCGCGCACGCCGCAAGTCATGCCGCAGCGGGAAGCGATCCAATAGAGGCTGATGACTTGGCTGCGACTGGTGTTGCTGCCAGCAGTGTTTTAATTTCAAACGGCAGCGGGGGAACACAATGGTCTGGCGCTGGAGATCAGCTTACATTTGACCGCTTTGTAGCGATTGATGGAGCATCCGCAGACGGAACCAAAATTCTGGGTGACGGTATTGTTTTCGATGATACAACGGTTCAAAACACCGCTTGGACGGGAAGCGTTGCCGCTTCGGCGGTCAGTGGAGCCATCACCACCTCCGGCCTCACCCAAGCCACCGCAAGAATTTTAGGCCGCACGACCGCCAGCAGCGGCTCCATCGAGGAGATCCAAATCGGCTCGGGCCTTTCGCTGTCGGCGGGGGAGTTGTCGGCTACGGGATCTGGCGGCGGCGTCACGGGCGCAGCGTCCTCGGCCTCGGATGTCCTCGGCGTTTCGGGGGCGAACATTACGGGGGTTGATGCAGGGTCGGATAAAATCGTCTTCTGGGATGATTCGGCCAGCGAACTGACGTATGCCGCAACAACAGGCGGAACTTTCGACGGCACCACTCTCCGCTGGCCCGTCGAACTCGTCATCGCCTGCTCGGACGAAGCAACCAACCTCACCACCGGCACGGCCAAAGTCACCTTCCGCGCCCCTTACGCCTTCACGCTCACAGGCGTCCGTGCCTCGGTCAATACCGCGCCAACAGGCTCGACGCTCATCGTAGACATCAACGAGGGCGGCTCCACCATCCTCTCGACCAAACTTTCCATCGACGCCTCGGAGAAAACCTCCACCACCGCAGCTTCCGCCGCCGTCATTTCGGATTCGGCCATCGCGGATGACGCCGAGATCACCATCGACATCGACCAGATCGGCTCAACCATCGCAGGCAAGGGGCTGAAGGTCGTTCTCATCGGAACACGGGCATGAGTGCGTTTGTCATCAACTCTTATGCTTTCGCCAAGGCGATAGTCCCGACCGACATCAGCAATCTCGTCGTTTGGCTTGATGCGGGGCTTGGACTATTTGACGCCACAAGCGGCGGAAGCGCCGTGACCACAGACGCCTCTGCCGTGTCGCGATGGGAAGACCAAAGCGGCAACGCCAACCACTTTACGCAGGGCACATCTACCTTTAGGCCAATCCTCAAAACAGCGATTCAGAATAGCCTCAATGTCATCCGCTTCGACGGAAGCAATGACGCCGTTGTTTGCGCCAGCAATGCTCTGTTTAAAAACGTCAGCGGTGCAACCGTGTTTGCCGTTCGCAAATGCGCGTCTAATCCGACTTCAGAGCAAAACATCTTTCGTGCCAACATCAACGGCGCAATTTCTTCGCGCATATTTTTCTCCGTGGGATTCAACAGCGGCAAGGCCAATGCGGGTGGGCGTCGATTAGACGCAGATTCGTTTGCGGGAATCCAATCGACAAACAACGTCTCAACATCGGTGTTTCAAATCCAGTCGGCCCTGTATGACTACACCAACACCGATTTGTATTTGTATCTGAATGGATCGCAAGAGGCGTCGAACACATCTTGGCTAACAACTGGCAGCACGTCCAACACCGACTCTTCGCAAATTAATGTTGGAGGAAACGCAATCAACAGCGGGAATTATTTCAACGGCGATATAGCGGAAGTCATTGCTTACAACAGGGCGCTCACCACGACTGAGCGGGAGGACGTTGAGAAGTATTTGAACGACAAATACGCCATTTACTAACCATGAAAGCCCTCTACGACACCCAAACCAACGCCGTCCTTCCGTGGCCCCGCATCGACGACGAGCCAGTGGTCGGCCTCGACGCGCATCTGCTGGAGATGGATGTGGTGCAGGAACCGCAGCCCGCCTTCGACCCAGCCACGCAGCGGTTGGAAAAGACCGAAGTGATCGACGCCGACAGCCGCACCGTCACCCGCGGATGGGATGTCGTCGAAGTCCCAGCGCCCGTCTTCACCGCCGAAGAACACCTCCGCAGCGTCGGCCTCGCAGGCGACCGCCAGCCCACGTTGCTCTATCTGCGCCAGTCCCTCACCGCCGCAGGCAAAACCTGCGCCGAGCTGGACGCCGTCGAAGCCTACTTGCAGCAGATCCTCACCATGTTCGCCGCCAATCCGGCGCCGCAAGCATCGTGGCCGAATCCCAGCGTCACATTTGAAGCCGCCGTGCAGTCGGCCATGAACGCGCTCAACAGCTAATGCGCACAGTCACCCTACAGTCTATCCTCCTCCGCGCATGGCAGCGTGTCGGCAACGATGCGAGCACCATCGACGCCATCCCATCCGGCGCAAGAACCATGATGGTGGCCGCCGCCAACGAACGCATCGCCGACTGCTGGGAGTGGGCGGATTGGCCGGAACTCATGCGCGTCGAAAGCCGCACAGTCGAAGGTGATGCCACAAACGGCTACTTCATTCCCTACGAGCAATCGGGCCAGACGCCCATGGGAGAGGTCTTTGCGATATATCGAGACTCGCCCGCAACACACGTCGCACCGAGGCAGATAGGTTTCACGCTCTTAGGCGACAACATTAGATTCCCCGAAGACACCGACCTCCCCACGACCGTCTGGGTCAACTACCGCGTCCGCCCGACCGAATACAGCGCCAGCAACCTCACCGCGACAGTGCCCGCCGTCATCGCCAAAGCAGTCGCCCTCATGCTGACCTCGGACCTCCTCACCGAAGACGGCCAGCTCGACAAAGCACTCGCCATGGAACAGATGGCCGAGTCCGAGCTGATCTCGCAGCGCGACAAATATTACTTTCAGCAGGGCCAACCCTCCATGTGGACCGCCCGCGTCAACCAATACTAATCCTATGAACCCTAACGTCAGAACAACGAACAAAGCCAACGGCGTCCGCCTCATCTCCGACACCACGGCCGTCACCGGAACATTCAGCGTTGTCGAAAGCCTCGACGCCGCGACCAAGTTCCACACGCTCGCAGGCAATCAGACCAACGTGGCGAACACCACAGGCGCCAGCGCCTATGCGTTCCCTGTCGGCACCGCCATTGAAGGCAGCTTCACCGAGATCAAACTGCACGCCGGTGCCGTGCTTGCCTACTTGAAGTAACGCCATTGAGGAGCCGCGCGATGAGCTTGCAGTATTTTCATCATAACTTCACGACCACCGAAAAGGGCGTGATCGGCACGGCCACGTCTATCGGCTCAAGCGTCTTCTCAATGCTCCCTCACCTAGAAACAACCCTGCGAGTCGCCGGTCTATGTGTCGGCCTCGCGGTCGGCATCGTCACCTTAATTTCGGTCCTTCACGACCTGAGAAAGAAACAGAAGCAAAAATAATATGCGTAACTACAAAACAACCCTCCTCGGAATCCTCACTATCATCGCATCACTCAGCACCGCTGGACGCGAATTTCTGGCCAGCGGCCAAGTGCCGGACATCGGCCTCGTCGCCGCAAGTCTACTCGCGGGCTGGGGGCTAATTGTAGCGAAGGATTCGACCGCCCGCCTCTGACTCCATGAGCCACGCCCGCGTCACAAAACTCATTGCAGTTGTGATCCTCGCCGCGTCTTGGGCTGCTCTTGCGGGTGGCTGCGTGACGCTGGGTTACGACTTCATTAAGCAGCAGGCCACCGTCACGTTCGACGCAAAGACTGTCAAAGAGCCAAGCAAGTGATCCCCAAAAGCCGACCACAACAAAAGCGCGACGAGACGCTGAAGCAGCTAAAGGCTGCCAACGTCAGCGATCCGGTGTGCTTGGTCGGTATCCGTGGCTACTACCGCGACAGCATGGGCGCGACTGGCAAGAACGACCGAGGCATCTACGACGACGCCATCATTCTCGTTTCGCCCAATGTCCACGCCGCCTTCAACGCCAACGTCGATCCGGCCCGCAGCGGAAAGAATCCCAAGGTCGGCAAGGGCTACGCATCCCTCAAGTCAGGTGTCTATCGCTACCGGCTGGGCAAGCACGGCATTCGGAGCGGCAACCCTTACAAAGCTCTGGTGCAAGGCGATGCAGTCACCGTCCAGCGCGATGGCGGCAAGGAAGAAACCGGCCACTTCGGCATCAACATCCATCGCGGCGGCATCACCCGCACCAACAGCGAAGGCTGCCAGACCCTTCCGCCCGCCCAATGGCCCGCCTTCATCTCCCTCGTTGAATCTGAGATGAAAAGGAACAACGCCAAGACCGTCAGCTACGTCCTGACCAGCCGGAAGGACGCCGCCTAATGGCATTAGGATCTCCAGTCCAACGCGACGGCGACAACGGCTTCATCGGCTTCGCCAGCCGCTTGAACCCGCTGACCTTGCCCGCAGGCATGCTGCAAGACTCGGTTAACATGCGCTTGGATCGCGGAGTCGCACAAACCCGCAAGGGCAGCAAGCGCCTCACCGACACCATCGGCACAACCGGCGCCCCGCTGACATTGGATTTCACCCTCGGCACCGACAAGACCGTCACCTCAATCACCCGCGCCTCAACCACGGCCACCGTCACCGCGACCGCCCACGGATTCACGACCGGCGACCAAGTGAACATTCGCGGCGCCGTGCAGACGGACTACAACGGCGACTTCATCGTCACCGTCACGGACGCCAATACTTTTACCTACACCGTCAGCGGCAGCCCCGCGACACCGGCCACCGGCACCATCATCGCTAACAACGGCCCCGAAGTGCGCGACAGCTACGACGGCGGACTGTATGCCGCAGGAGTATTTGCCAGCCAGAACTACGACAACGCGGCGGAATACATCGTTCTGGCCGGAAGTGACAGCGCCACGCTTTACCGGCAGGGACAATCTCCGGTGGTCAAAACGTATCCGACCAGCCCAGCAGAAAAGATCGAAGGCACCGACACTGTCAGCGTGCTACAAGCCTTTGATCGCTTGTATATCCTCCGCGAAGCCTCCCG